TCGTTCTGCTCCGAGTTTCCGTTCGCGCAGGCTCACCAAATTTTTCTTTCAAAAATGGGGTTTGGACAATTTATGTGAAATCTCTTGTCAATATTGTTATATAGTATAAAGAGAGATAATTTTCTCTACTTCTTTAAGAAAGGAGAATAAGTATGATTACTGTTGGTAAAAATACAGCCAATAAAATTATATATGGCGCGATTCATTTTTTATGTGATTACCAAAGTGATGTTGCTAATCTCCCTACAAACCGAAAGCCAGGCAGTTCGGCATATGTAATTGAAAATGGAAATAAATATATTCTCAATTCTGATCATGAATGGGTGTTGTAGCCCTCTGGTGGAGGCGGAGATTAGCCTCTTCCTCCAGAAGATACAACTATTATTTATGATGGCGGACTAATTGGCTAAAGGAGGGAGTGACTTTGGCTGAAGTTGTTTATAAAACAATATTTTAGTTCAAGCGAGGAACATCAGAGAAGTGGACCGAATTAAATCCAATTCTTCGTCAAGGTGAGCCGGGATTTGAAATAGATACTGGAAAGTTAAAAATTGGAGATGGATCCACCGAGTGGAAATAGTTAAAATATATAAATAGTAGTTTGGTAAATGTTGATGTAGACAATCAATCTATTGTTATTGATGGAATTGGACAGATTTCATTAAAAGGATTTACAGAAGCATCAACAGGGCAATCTATTAGAAAAAGAGAAGATGGCACATTAGAGTGGTATACTCCAATATCTTAGGATAAAGTAATAGAAACTATCTCTATCGGAAATAAAGATTTGCCGGTTGAAGATAATAAAGTTACTATTCCGGCGGGAACAGAAGAAAATCTTGGTTTAATTAAGGGGAGTAGTTAGAATAACTAGATAAAAATACTTTCAGATGGAACCGGAGAAATTAATTCTGTAGGACTTGATAAAATAGTGGATGTTGAAGGTTTTACTTTAATATTAAACTGTGGGACAGCAGTAGACTAAAATAAGGAGGCATTTTAAAGATGGCCAATGAATTAAAAACTAGAATCCAACTTAGACATGATACCGAGGAAAATTGGACTTCAGTTAAGGACTCCTTTATTCCTCTCGTTGGAGAGGCTTGTCTTACCACTGATGGCGAGAATAAAGGAAAAGTAAAATATGGTGATGGAACAAGCACTTGGGGTTAGTTAGAATATTCTGGTGGAAAAGATATTGTAGAAGTTGATTCATCTATTGTAAAATTTGATGATGATTTTACATTTACCTATACTTTTGGTAAATATGCTCCTGGAGGAGATGGATCTGTTAATATTCCCGCGACTGGAAAAACATTAGATCAATTACTGCTAGATGCTTTTGCGGAAGAAAAAAATCCTACTATTACGCAACCTTCTGTTAGTATTTCCTCTAGTCAAATGAAAGCGTATGAAGCAGGCACTAATGTAACTCCAACTTATACTGCAACTTTAAATAAAGGATCTTATCAATACGGCCCAGACACTGGAATTACAGCAACCGGTTGGAGCGTCCAATTTGATGAAGAAACAAAAACAGAAGCTACTGGAACTTTCTCTGAAATTCAAGTTGAAGATGCTACTAATTTAAAGATTACAGCAACAGCTAATTATGGGAATGGAGCTATTCCTGTTACAAATCTTGGTTCTGAATATGCAGAAGGACAGATTAAAGCTGGATCTAAGTCTAATAGCACAGGAGCTATTACTGGATATCGCTAGATTTTTTATGGAGTTAATAATTCTACAGATCCTTTAACTAGCGCGATTATTCGTTCTTTAACAGCAAGCAATAAAGCGGCAGCCGCAATGACTATTAATAGCATTAAAGCAAAAAGTGATACTAAGAGAATTATTATCGCAGTTCCTCAATCTTCTGGGCTTAAAGTTACCGCAGCTAATATTACTTCTAGTTTGAACGCAGATGTAACTTCTAGCTATGTAAAGCAAGGACCAGTGCAAGTAGAAGGAGCAAATGGATTTACCGCGGTTCCTTATGATGTATTCGTTTATCAACCTGCTTCCATTGATCCAACTGAGGATCATAAGGTTGTAATTGGAAAGTAAGGAAGGAGGAACAAATAATGGCAGTAATTAACAAAGATATTGCATATATGGCGTTACCTCTGAGTATTCGTAGAGGAAATCCTTTCCCTATTGATGAATATTCAGTATGGTATAATATGGAAGAATTAACAACATATGCTCAATCTAGTCCTGTAGCATATGTTGGTTAGGTAGTTACCTTAGTTAATGAAGAAGAAAATACAGTTGAAGCGTATATGATTCAAAATGCTGCTGGCAATTTAATGAAATTGGCTTCAACTACTGCTTCTGGTGATTTAACGGAAGATGTTTTAGAGCTTCAAGGAAAAGTTTCCGCATTAGAAACCTCTGTTGGTACCAAAGAAGAAGAAAGTTCAATAACAGCTTCTAATCTTTGGGCAGCCATTGAGGAAGTTAAAGCAGCTTATGAAGCAGCTGATAGTTCTATTAATGGAAAATTTAATGATTATTATAATAAAACAGAAGCAGATTCTAAGATTGACCAAAAAATTGCTACTGCAATAAGTTCAACTTATAAACCTGCTGGTTCCATTATGTTTAGTTTCCTTCCTACACTTGGAGCTGATCAAGAGGGAAAAGTATATAATATTATAGATGCTTTCACCACTACTGAAGACTTCGTTGAAGGAGCTGATAATAAATATCCAGCTGGAACTAATGTAGTATGTATTGACACTGATGATGCTGGAACTTACAAATGGGATGTTCTTGCGGGATTTGTAGATTTAAGTGGATACGAAACTACAAGTAGTGTAGATACTAAGTTAGCTAATAAAGTCGACAAAGTAGAAGGATCATCTTTAGTTCAAGACACTCTAATTGCTAAATTATAGGGTTTAGCAGAAATCAAAGGAGTCAGTGATGAATTAGAAATTGATCCTGATGATAAAACTCTTGGCGTAAAAGCGATTGCATAGGAGAAAATTACTGGTCTTCCCGCGGCTTTAGCAGAGAAGATTAAGAGTATAACCGTAGGAACTACTCCTCTTTAGGTTAGCGATGGCGCAGTTACTATTCCTATTGCTACAGCAGAAGCCCTCGGTGTAGTAAAAAGCACTAATGGTGAAAATGGTGTTGCTATTACAGGCGATGGAACTATGATTGTCAATAATATAAATATAGAAAAAATTACTTAGACTCCTGGTACAGAGCTTATCTTAAATGGCGGAGATGCTACTGTTAGTGAATAAAAATCAACTTGGAGGAAGATAAATAATGGCTACAACTTTTAATACAAGAATCCAATTAAAATATGACACTTATGAAAATTGGGATACCAATAACCCCACTCTCCTAAAAGGAGAAATGGCGGTTGTTGAAGTTCCTGTTGAAACTGGAGTTGCTCAAAATGAGCCTACCTATTTGTTAAAAATCGGTGATGGTGAATCGGATTTTAAAACTTTAAAATGGGTAAGCGGGACGGCCGCAGATGTTTATGCTTGGGCTAAAGCGGCAAGTAAACCAACTTATGCAGCGACTGAAATTACCGGACTTGAAGATTTTATTGGAGAAAAAATTCAAGATACTGATACACAATATTAGATTGTTAAAAATGGAGATATGGGCTTTAAGCTTCAATCTAGACCAAAAACTGGCGGGTCTTGGACAGATGTAAGCACCATTGCTCTGACCGCTCCCACTTATAATTTAGTCGAAGGGACTACTAATGGTACTGTAAAATTTGGAGTTACTGGTTCTGAAAAAGAAGTAAAAGTTCATGGACTTGGATCAGCAGCTTATACTGAATCTAGTGCTTATGACGCAGCTGGGAGTGCAGATACAGCAAAAAGCGAAGCTATCGAGGAAGCTGCTAGTGCCACCGATGAAAAAATTGCAGCTCTAAAAATCAATGAATATGCAAAAACCACAGAAGTAGATTCTAAAATTGGGGCAGCAAAAACAGAGTTAATTGGTGAAGGAAGTGGTTCTTCCACTACTATTAAAGGTGCTTATGATGAAGCTAAAACCTATACTGATTAGCAAATTGCCGCTAGAATTTCCTCTACTTATAAAGCAGGAGGTTCTGTTGCATTTGCTTCTCTGCCAGAACTAACTGCAACAGAAGAAGGAAAAGTTTATAACATTCTTGATAAATTCACTACTACAGACGATTTCGTAGAAGGTTCCGGAAAGAGCTATCCTGCTGGCACTAATATTGTTTGTATAGATGTGGGAGAAGAAGAATTTAAGTGGGATGTTTTAGCTGGAATGGTAGATCTTTCAGCATATGATACAGCAGATATAACTCAGGGGAAAATTGATTCTGCTAAGCAAGAGGCCAAAAGCTATGCAGATTCTAAAGTTAACGCTTTAGATAAAGAAGATTCTGCTGTAGCAAATCAATTTGTAACCGCGGTGTCTGAGACTGATGGTATCATTAGCGTAACTCGTGCTCAACCTACCATGGAGAATATCAACGGGTTACCTGCGGCTCTTGCTAAAAAAGCTAATGATGCAGACTTAGCATCTGTTGCTAAAAGTGGAAAGATTGATGATCTAACTCAGACCGCTACAATTATTTTTAATTGTGGAAGCTCTAGCACAGTAATGTAAAATTTTAGATAAAGCCCATATTTATTTAATAAATATGGGCTTTATCTTTTTATTAAGGAGGTCACAATAATGACTTTTGATACTAGAATCTCTCATAAGATAGATACAGAAGAAAATTGGAAAACAAATAATCCAATTTTATTAAAGGGAGAATTAATTATAGTAGTTGATGAATCTAATACAGTTCATCTTAAAATTGGAAATGGAACGAGTCATTATTCAGAATTGCCATTTATTGAAAATGAAATTGTCTGGGGTACTTTCTAATTTGCAAAAAAATAAAAAATATAATATAATATATACATAAAGTTAAGGAAATAAAAACTTAAAATTATTAAAGGAGATTTAGATTATGTATCCTATTGAGAAGTATCGCTATTATACTAACGGTCGGCGAGTAATCGCCGTGTCTACTTATGCTGGAAAGACTGTCCGCGGTGTAGCTACCTGTGACCCCGGTGATGAATTTTCTATGGAAAAGGGTAAGGCACTTGCGGCCGCTCGATGCGCGTTGAAGATTGCTGGTAAGCGCTATGATCGTGCCACTCGTAAGACAAAGGAGGCTAATGAAGCTTGTCATGTAGCCGAGCGTCATCTTGAAAAGATGTGTGAGTATCTCACTGATTCTGAGCGGATGCTAACTCAGGCTGAGGATAATCTCGAGGATATTCTGAACGATCTTTAATATCTGGGGCTTTATGCCCCTTTATGCCGGCGTGGTAGAGTGGTTTAATACAGCGGTCTTGAAAACCGCCGATCCGCAAGGGTCCGTAGGTTCGAATCCTACCGCCGGCGCCATCTATAATTAAAGGAGAAATATAATGCGCTGGTTAGTGAATTATATTCGACAAATATTTTGTAAACACGATTTTGTTTTTGATGAAGGTTGGGCAGAAAAAACAAATGATTCAGGATCTTTCCGCAATGGAATAAAAGTTTCTTGCTATTGTAAGAAATGTTCTTATCATAAATCTTGGTGGAAGTATTGACAATAAAAAATTTTTTTGATATAATATTTATAGAAAGTTGAAAGATATGAAAAACTGTTTGGATTGTAATAAATGTTGGGTTGTAAAAGACCCCGATCCAAAAGACGATACTTGTTTAGCTGCTTTCTGTAGCAAGTCTAGAACAAGAGGCATGAAATGCAATGAAATTTCATACCTAATGCCTTTAGGATATAATTCTGCGTTCGCGGAAAGTCCTCTTCCTGACGACCCATGGATTACCGTTGCGGAACATTGGGATACTCTTAGAGAAAAATGCGCCGTTCCAGATTGGTGTCCGGGAATGGAAGAGAATGGAGAATATAGTTTGTTTACAGATAAAACATCGGTTGATATTATGAAAGAGCGACAGTAACTAAAAGACGCTTTCAGCAATTTATTTTAAGAATATAAAAAAGTTTGATTTTTAATTTCTTGCCATGATTTTGCGTCTTGAGAATATATTGCGGAGTAGCGTAATGGTTTAGCGCAGGGGTCTCTAAAACCTCGGGAGTGGGTTCGAATCCCACCTCCGCTGCCATATTATAAGGAGGTATTCGTATGAGTAGATCAAGAAAGAAAACTCCGTACAATACAGATACTTCCCAGAAATTCTTGAAGAAAGTCGCAAATAAGAGAGTTAGAAGGCTTCTAAAAAATCCTGATAATAGTTTACCTTATAGTTCATATAAGAAAGCCTTTCAATCATGGGATATTTGTGACTATAAAAATTACGGGCATAGCTTTGAAGAGTTCTATAAAGAGGAGGTCGCTCTGTGGAGACATTGGAGGACTCTTCCTTATTGGAAGAATGAACCAAAACCAACAAGGGAAGAATGTTGGTTAGATTACCTCAAACAGTATTTGCGAAAATAAGAAATTTTTGCAATAACTTAAAAAATATTTTATAATATAAGTGTAAATCTTCCTTTCAAATATATAAATAAGGCTCATACAGCAAAATTTTATTGCCGAATATTCGGCTCCTTGGATGAATCAAATGTATGATATACCCTAAGTATGATGCGATATTGCGAGCCTTGCAATTAAAACAATAAAGTGTTAAAACGGGGCATCGCGCGGAAGAGCCATTATATAATGGACATAGGGCCATTCTTCCGCGCATTTTCTTTATCGGGGAGTTGGCAATTTATGTGGCAAAATAATATTGAATTTCTGGATGTACTTACAATGATTTCTTTTATTCTTCAAGTATAGAACTCAGAAGGTTGTAAATTAGATGAAGTAAATAAAAAACTAGATATTTTAATTGCGGAAGTAGTTAAGTTAAATGCTCGAGTGGGCTAATTGGTATAGCCGTCAAGCTCAAACCTTGATGTTTGTGAGTTCGAGTCTCACCTCGAGTACCATTTCTTGCAAGAAACGGGAGCGTCCAGTGCCTCGTTAGCAGATCTCTGGATGGTTGGCGCTGTGAAAGTTAAATGCGTCCGCGTGCAGAGCGAAGGATGGTCGCTGCATAATTATATGTGAACGTAGCCAAGTGGATTAAGGCCCCGGTCTGCAAAACCGCGTGACCCGAAAGGGCGTGAGTTCGAATCTCACCGTTCACTCCAGTATGAAGCTAGCTACCTCCCGGTTCCGCAGTACCGTGGGTTATAGATGCTTGCGAGGCCTGCGCTCTTGAACTGCTTTTATTACAAATTTTGGGCGACGGTTAATAATCAACTTAGCCTAATTCTTAAATATAATAAGAAGATAGGAGGTTGATTCTATATGCCAAAGAAAATAGATTTAACAGGACAAAGATTTGGTCGTTTAACAGTTCTTGAACCAGCACCAAATAAAGGCCGTAGAACTTAGTGGAAATGTCTATGTGATTGCGGAAATGAGTATGTTACTGCAACAGAGTCATTACGTAATGGAAGAACGTAGTCTTGTGGATGTTTACGCTCTGAACAAGTGGCAGACCGCAATAAAGCTAATACTATCAATCTTATTGGACAACGATTTGGAAAGTTAACTGTTATTAAGCAAGTAGCTTCAAAGCGTGGGCATAGTTGTTGGTTATGCCAATGTGACTGCGGAAATACAAAAGAAGTTTGTAGCACTGAATTAAAGAATGGTGATACCTTAAGCTGTGGATGTCTGCGAAGTTCTTTTGGAGAAAGTGTAATAGAGCATATTCTTCAAGAGAATAATATTCTTTATAAGAAAGAATATGAATTTGCAGATTTGGTAAGCGCAAATGGCACTCCATTAAGATTTGATTTTGTTATATTTTCTGAAAATAAAGAAATTGTTAGAATTGTTGAATACGATGGTGAACAGCATTTTCTTGACAAGACTAACAATTTCTGGAAGAATGACTCTTTAAAACAACGGCAAGATAGAGATAATCAGAAAAATAACTACTGTCACCAACACGATTATCCTATTGTTCGTATTCCCTATTGGGAAAAGAATAATATATCTCTTGAATTAATTTTAGGAGATAAATACCTAGTCTAGAAAGACTAATCATCATTGAGGAAAAGGAGAAATTACTATGGGAAATACTTTTATGGACGCTCTTAAGCGAGATACCAATTTTGGATATACTGAGAACGGAGCGGTTTGTCATCGCTCGACTCTTAACGGGCTGATGGATCTCTTTGCTCTTGGTGGAGCGTATCGCAATCGTACTGATGAAGACTGTATCACCTTGTTTGATGCGGCATTTAACGAAGATGAGGTTCATGCACTCCGTTGTCTCTTTTACTTGAGAGACGTTAGAGGCGGCCAGGGAGAAAGACGCTTTTTCCGTGTCGTAACTAAGTGGTTGGCAACTAAACATACTGATGCTATGCGTAGAAATATGGAGTTTATTCCTGTTATGGGCCGCTGGGATGATTTCTACGTCTTTATCGGTACTCCTCTGGAGAAGGATGCTTTTGATATTATGTATCATCAACTGGCTTTGGATGTTTCTTGCAAGACTCCTTCTCTGCTTGCCAAGTGGCTAAAGTCTGAGAATACCAGCTCTAAGGAATCCCGCCATCTAGCGGTGATTACTCGTAACCACTTTAGCATGACTGCAAAGCAGTACCGCAAGACCCTTTCCACTCTGCGTGAACGTATTAGAGTGCTTGAGCGCCTTATGTCTCAGGGGCGTTTTGATGAGATTGAGTTTGATAAGATTCCTTCTCGTGCTGGCGTAATCTATCGCAATGCGTTCGCTCGCCGCGATATGATTAAGGCTAAGTATGAGGCTTTCGCTAAGGATACTGAGACTAAGGTTAATGCCAGTGCTCTCTATCCTCACGACATTGCACATCGTGCCTTTGAAGCCAATCGTAAGGGATTGGGCGATCCTGATCGTCTGATGCTTCAGAAGTATTGGGAGAACCTTCCTAACTACTACGGTGATAATATCGAGAATGGCATTGCTGTTGTCGATGTTTCTGGCTCTATGACCGGTGTTCCTATGGAGGCTGCGGTCTCTATGGGTGCGTACATCGCAGACAAGGCTCATGGTCCCTTTGCCAACCATTTCATTACCTTCTCTAGCAATCCTGCGCTAGTGAAGTTCGAAGGCGTTGACATCACCGATAAACTGTGTCGTTGTGTCAGTGCTGATTGGGGTATGAACACTAATGTCGAAGCTGTCTTCGATATGCTGCTCAATACTGCAATGAAGCAAAGTGTAAAGCCTGAGGATATGCCTACTCGCGTCTATATCTTCTCTGATATGGAATTTGACCAGTGTGTTACCAGTAATTCTTCTAGCCGGGGTGGCTGGGGGTATGGTATGCACAGCGATGCTATCCAGACTCTCTTTGAGAGTATGAAGGCTAAGTGGGCACGCTACGGTTATAAGATGCCTAGCTGCATCTTCTGGAACCTGAACGCCCGCAATAACAACATTCCCGCAATCGGTGACGGCTTTAGCTATGTAAGTGGCTTTAGCCCTGTCATGATTCAGCAGATTCTCAGCGGCAAGGACGGACTCGATCTGGTCCTTGAAAAGCTGGACAGCGAGCGTTACGCGCAGATTCACTAAACCCTTTCAAACGGGGAAATGGCAAGAAAATT